ACCTGCCCCGACCCGCCACCCAACTGAAGGCCATCGGAATCAAGTTCTGCTCCCGTTCCGCCCAGCAGCGTCCACAGCCCAGGCTCACCCTGACCTGTCAACCCGCGCAGCGTTCCATTGTCGTTCGCTAGCCCACGGATTACTGACCTCATCGGCTATTCTCCGTCACCATCTGCGGGTACAGCGCAACGATAGTCATCGGGAACGGCTGGTCGTTTATCACACGAATCCTGCCGTTGCGGTCATAGCCTTCCGGGTACAGCATCAGGTAGTCGCCAGTGAAAACATTGGGCGGGTTGTTCATTGGCATGGAACTGTCGCGGTAGTTAAGTTCGTCCTCTTTGCCTTGCAGCCCGACTTTTCCGCCAAGCGTTTCGTACAGGCGCAGGATCAGTCGGTGGATGCGCTTGGTCTTGCCCTGAGCCGTACCATCGTCCGCGCCAGCCTCAATCCGCATGGTCTGAATTTCGCACGGGCAAGGCAGGCCAACCTGCACGGTGATGGCGTTGGACTGTAGCGAAATCTCGCCGCTGGTGACTACGCGCTGCGGGTGCGATGCGCCGTCAATCAGCACGTCCACCGTTTCGCCTTCAAGGTATCCCAGCGAACCAACCGTGTCCCTCGCAAACGCCCAATCGGTCAGCGCGTCGGATACGTCGAAGTTCGCCGGGATCGGGTCAAGCGCGGCAACCGTTACCTGCGTCGGGCTGGTGTAGCCGTCCACACGGAACCGGCAGGACGTGGCGCTGTACGGGTTGACCACAATGTAGTCGCCTACGTCGCCAGCAGCGAACACGTTGCCAGAAGCCGTGATCGTTGTCGAAGTCGCGCGAGTAATCGTGATGCCAGCTGCCGCATCAAACCCATTAAACGTAGCGGCGCTGTCCATGTAGACGGCATTGCGAATCGGATCGTCGGCAGACTTCCATTCCTTTTCCATATATTCGACGTACCGGACGGTATTGCCGTCAATGGTCCGGCGAACAATCGCCCACACCTGATCGTGGCTTCCAGACGGTGCCGGGATAACAGCTAGCGATTCAACAATTCCATCGCCACCGACCGGATGCTTGTGCCAGCCAATCACGTCCTGTTCCAGCATGAACGTCAGGCCAAGCAAGTCGCCATTTTCACAGCAGGCCCACACGATGCTGTGCGGTTCCTGAGCAAATTGCATCTGGATGATTTTGCCAGCTGCAATATGGTCGGCAATGATCGTGATGTCGTTTGCCTCAAACCCGTTCGTATTAAACGAGAAACGCATATCGCGCACTCGCTTCCCGGTCGGCTGGGTGAATAGAACAGAGTCACCGACAATCGGCGGGGCTACCTTTCGGGACCCGTACGTTGTCTGGCGCGCGGCCTGGGCGTTGCCTGGGCCAAACGAATTGGAGCCGGAAACCTCACTGATCGCAAACTCAGCGCCGCGCGTACCGACCAACAGTGAATCGCCTGAAGCCAGCCACAGCGCGTCGTTAATCTGGCCCGCAGCAATTTCCAGCGAGATAGCGGAATCAGGAAGAGTTTCGGCACCGTCGCGGTTAGCGAAGTTCTCCAAGTCTGCGGCAACGCTGAACCAAAACTGCGACCCGCGCGCGTAGCACAGGCGCTCCCGGTAGAACGTCACCAAGTCAGGGTATCCCTGAATGATGTCCCACGACGCAAACGACCAGCGAAGAGACGCCGCCCCAACAGAAACCGCCTGCGATGGAATCTCGGAAATTACCGTTGCGTTGGCCGTGGTTCCGCTGACGGAGTTGATCCTAGCGATGCCGTACCCGGAATGAACGTACTCCCACGATACGCCAGCATCACCGTCAATCCGCGCGCCTTCGCGATGCACCGGCTTTACGGAGCCGGTCGTTCCGGCCCCTCGCGAACGGTACACATTGGAATCGCTTCGGCGTTCAATGCCAGCGCCGCCAATGGCCTTGGCAGGCTCCCACGCAGGGATGTTGTCAATCGCGCGCTGCTCCAGCAGGAACAGGGTGCCGACCTTTTCCGCCGTGAAGATAGACGTACTGGCCGTCAGCGTTACCGTGCCGGTCGCTGCACTTGCGTACACCGTAGTCGTTTCGTCGGGGTTCAACCCAATGAAAGGACCGTTCTTGATGTCTGCGTTCGTGAGCTGCCAGTTGGTGTTTCCTACGCGCGTCAGCTTCTTTGGCGGATACTCACGAAGCGCCATGAAAATAGTGTCGCCCGTCTGCGCGTAGCTAACAGCAAACGTCCCATTGCTTTCAGTAAGGTCAGCAGCAGAATACGGCGACGGAATTTCGTAGATGTCGCCAGTTAGCGCGTACCAGTTTGCGATATCGCCAACGAACGTAGCGCCAGCCGTATGCGCGGTAATGCAGTAGTAGTTAGTGCCTGCGTTCGACACCAGGTCACCAACGGTATACACCGTCGCTGTTACCCAAGCTGCAACGCCAGACACGACGAGTTGTCCATCATCAGTATAGAAACGGCAGTACCCGTCACCAAACTCAATAACAAACGCATCGTCCTCGGAGAACACAAACGGCAGCAGCCAGCATCGGTCGGAAGAATCTTTGACCGGAGAAACATGGCGGAACCCTGGGCGGCGAACTGCCGGACCCTGCGGCAACGGCACGAAGTTCCGCATACGGGAACATCCGTTGCCGTACTTCGCCATGTCTACGCGGCCATCGAACAGGGGCGACAACTCGCCTGCGTTGAAGTTCTGCTGTGCGGGAGAAGTCCGGGCCACGTTAAGCCCTCAGCCGACCAATAACCCAAGTATCGTCCGCTATCTGCTGCGGCGGGAGTTCAATCGCACCGGCACGTCGCGCCACTTGGAGGGCTTCCTTGTATTCGTTGATCGCCATCTGGCGCTTCTCGCTCGACTGCGTGATTGCCTCGCAAGTTTCCCACGCCAGCTTGCAGGCGAACGCTTCAACAAAAGAAGCATCCCACAGCGAAGTATCCGTGACGCGGGCGATGTAGCGAAGGTTCAGCGGGCCAGCGGAATTGAACAGGATGTACCCGTTCTCGATCGTCCAGTCCTGTCCGTAAGGTCCGGTGCGGTAGTCGCTCAGGTCAAGCCCAGGCCACAACTCCCCGATCATCAATCCGCGCAGGTAGTCCGTCGGCAGCAGAAATCGGTGGCTGTATTCAAACGCAGGCGCGGTGATGTCAGCCGCCAACTGCGCTCTTTTAATGGAGAACGACCAACGGTTTGCCCGCAACTCAGAGTCGCGGACAATATCGTAGGTCGCCGCCATTTCGCGGGCTTCTTTTGTTGGATCGGTAATCGCGACAATGCGTGATGCGCCCAGCTTCGTCAGCGCACGGTTGATGATGGCGACTTGGCTGGTCATTTAAAACTCCTAGCGCAACAGTTACGACGGTACGCGGTCGGCCCGTGCAAAGATGGCAGACGGGGTGCCGCCAGTCAGCACAACACGGATTCTGCCCGGAGGCAGGATGAACCCGATTGTACCAGCCGCCGTCAGTGCAACGGTGGTCTGAGCGCCATCATCAGCCATTGCTTTGATAGGCAAGCCCGTGGTGTTGTTCGGACCAAGATACTCCAGCGTTGCCGACGTACCGCCAAACGTGCCAGCAATTGTGGCGACCCCCATGCCGCCATCCCATCGAACCCAATCGCTCGTTGCAGAGCCATTGGTAAGAAGCGTGGTGCCTGCGGAACTGGACATAATCGCTCCTTACGCCGGGGGCCACGAATTCTGGAGGATGTTCTGCCGGATCGCATCAAGGATCAGAAGAGTAGCCTCCTTGGAGTTTCCAGGCGCGGTGTATGTGACGCGAAACGCAGCGTACTCAACCGCGTCGGTCGGGGCAGAATTAACGTCCTGAGCGAGTTGTGCGCCAACTTCAGCGTTGTAAAATCTATCGGCCATGAATATATCCTCTTAAAAAGCGGCCCGGTTTCCCAGGCCGCTTAGGGTCAGCGAACGAACTCGACCTTAAGGCCGATGCTACCCGGCGTGGTCACGTCAGCCGTCAGCGTCATCGCCACATCATACTCGCGCTGCGGATCGGCGGTCAGGCCGAGGGCAGACCACAGGGGCAGACCAATATCGGCCACCGTGTTGACCCCAGACTCAAACGCCTGCTCCGTACCGCCGACCTTGTTCACCAGCGAAACCGCCGAACCGAAGTGGTCAGCATCAACCACAGCGCCGCCGTTTTCAGCCGTCTGATACAGGCCGATGTCCGCAGCGGTCGTGCCGCCGAGCGCATCGGAAAACAGTCGGATGGACGAAACGCGGCAGTTGGACGGAACTCGCACGAAACGAAGGACGTTGCCGGTATCTTCGCTGGTTCCGACAGCAATGGCCGCGTAGGTGTTGTTGACTTCGCCGGACGCGCCACTGTTGGGCGAGTTGATGACAGTCGGGGTGGCCGTGATGTTGCTAATCAAAGTGCTGGAAAGGTTTGCCATTTCAATATCTTCTGGGATTTAGTGAAACCGCCCGGTTACGGGCGGCTCCAGACTTTGACGACCTTCTTCTCTTCCAGGCGAGTCGCGCCGAAAGTGGCCGCGATGTAAATCTGCCAGGGGATGCCACGAAGGTCTTTGCGCTCGGTCACGTCCACGATGATGTCCTGCCACATGCCGAAGTACGCGCCAGACTTGGCGAAGCACATGATCGGGGTGGAAGTACCGGACTGGTCATCGGTGCCGTTGAACTCGACGGCGCGCTCACAGTGGATGAAGTTAAAGCCCAGGAAGCGGGCGATACGACCGTCGCGGAGAACCGGGACATCGTTGCCAGCATTAAAGTCGCTCGACGTGATCTGCACTTCCGACAGCAGAGCCGAATGGGCCTTGGCGTCAATCACGCAATAGAACTCTTCCGAATCCACGTCAACGTCGTTCGCCAGCAGGATTTCCTGCGCGGCGCGCAGCTTGGCAACATTGAGGCGGGAAGCGCCGCCGCCTTCGTCCACGCTGACAACCTGGGACGACGGAAGCGCGGTAGAAATGGTGCCAGCCTTGCCGGTGAAGTTGGCGTTGATCAGGCCGTCCAGAATGGTGCGATCGCGACGGCGGTTCATGGCCGCAACAGCGGACATCGCCATCTCGTTCTTCGGGTCGGTCATCATCCGCAGCAGGTCGTTCTTGTCCTGAAGCTGGTTCAGGTCCCAGTTGGTCGGGAACACCCAGCGGCGGTCAAACGGGGCATCGGTGCGACCCATCGGCTCAAACCGGGTCGAGTTCTCGCTGACTTCGATCAGGCCGATCTGGTCAACGGGGGAAGCCTGCTCGCCGTAGTGGCCGGAGCCAACGCGGACGGCGGACGACAGCTTGGACTGCTTCTGCTGAACCAGCATCTCAATAGTGCTGGCAAATTCCTGAACGTAAAGGGTCGGACTGTTAATGCTCATTGGATTACTCCGAAAGAATCAAAGGGGATGATTCGCTTCGGGTTTGCCCGTTGAACTGGACCCTACGCTTCCCGCTAGCGTGCGGGCGACGGGCAGGCTTACCTGCCGATCAGGCCCGCCGCAATCGCGGTTATGGGCCAGTTACGGCGCAGCCTACTCCGCTGCGCCGCAATCTGCAATACCCTACTGGCCAGATTCTCGCAAAATTCCGTTCAGCCGCTTGAACTCGGAACGGGCCTCCACGTCGCCAGACTCCCACCGCTGGAACCAATCGCGGTCGGCCATGCGCTCCTTCAGGCGAACCTTGGCGGCCTCGGGCGACATATGCCCCTGCTGCTCAGGCGGCGAACTGCCGTCAATACGGCGGCCCTCACCCATCTTGGAGCCGATGTAAGCCTGAAGTTTGTAGTACCCCGCAGGGTCAGACTTCCGCCACGCCTCGACCGACTCCGGCGACAGCCCAGTTTCCTTCATCACGGCCTCTTCCGCCCGCTGGGCCAGGGCCATCGTCTGCTCGTACGTGCCACCCCAGTCCGCCCGCAGCGCCGCTAGGGCATCGGTCTGGCGCAGTTCGTCCGCCTTTTCCGCCGCGTCCAGAGCCGACTTCACCAACTCATTGTTGTGTTCGGCCAGTCCCTTCAGCATGTGCTTCGGGATGCCCAGCTCTTTCGCCTTTGCAGCGACTTTCGATGCGTAGTCCGGGTCAAAACCCTCGGGGATCGGAAGTTCGTAATCTTCCGGCTTTTCGGGCGCGGCAAAGCCCAGTTTCGACTTGATTTCGCCCCAGCCCGGATCGTCCGGCTTTTCGGGCAGGCGCAGAAGTCGCTCGGGCGGAACGCCCATGTGCGACTCCAGATGCTTGTAGGACTGAAGCGCCTTGTCAGGACTGTCCCACTTCTTCAGTTCGGCCAGTCCTCGCAAGTCCGGGTCAGCGATTTTCGCATACCACGGTTCATTGCCAGCGCCGTTGTCGCCCATACCCGCAGGCGGCGTGTTCGCTTGGTCACTCATGTGCTTCCTCCATCATTCCAAGAATCTGATCGTCGGTCAGTTTCAACCGACGCTGGATGTGCAGATACACCTGCCGACGCCCTTCCGCGATCAACATCGCGTGGACATCAATCTCCCGCTGCACCGGGGATACCTTCGCCGTAGTCTGATACGGCCTGCAAAATTGGCCGATGTCGCGCAAAACCGCCGCGCCCGCCAGGGTGAGTTCGCCGCCATGCGTCTTAAACACGGCGTCATAGTCCCGCTTGCGGCGCAACCACAACCGCACCCGGTCTGACAGTTCCCCGAACTTACCCACCCATGCCTCCCAGCAACGATGCCGTCGGGTTCGCGCCGCTGATCTGCTGCGCCCGCGCCAAGTCCAGCGCCGTCTTGCCAGCGATCGGAGCCGCCTCCAGCAACGCCGCCTGCTGCGCCTGCTGACTCTCCTGCTCGGCCAGCGCGTCCATCTCTTCGGTGCTGTTCAGCACGTCATACGGCGCCCCGTTAATTTCAGCCAGTCGCGCGGCCACGCGCATCGGGTTGAACACCTTAAACACGGTCGGGTCAATCTGCGCCCACGGCGTCAGCTGCTCAAACGTCTGCATGATGCCAGTGGACTCCGACGCCCGCTGCATACGGTTCAGCGGCGACGTGTATTTCACTTCCAGCATTCCGCCCGCCTCGGCCAACTCAGGCGGCATATCGTCCAGCATCCCCGGAATCTGGAACAGGATGTCCAACTCGCGTTCGATCATCGGCCCCAGATACGCGGTCTGCTGGCGACCCAGCGGCGGACCCAGCAACTCGCCCTTTTCCTGCGCCCGCAGCAACGCCTCGGTCGCCGTCATGCGCGGGTTTTCTA